GCCATGCGTTGCAGCAGGCTGTGACGTGATGCCAGGCCGACAAGGAGGGCAAGCTCGGCGGTCCCGTAGGTCTTGCCATCGTCGCAGTCAAACTCCCAGGACTGCTGGCCAGAGGGGAGGACGATTTTTCTTGGTGGTCGGATGACTCGCATGGCCTTCAATCTCCTTGGTAAATGTTATGCCTCTCGGCGGTTTTGCCCTCCAGTTTGTCGATATGCCTCGGCACTGTGACGATGAACGCCAGGATCAGGCCGGCGGCTACGGCTGCAGCGATGAGGGTCAGGAGGATATCGGGGAGGTGCTTTTTCAGTCGGTGCATACTGGGCTCCTTAATCTGTGGAAATTCCAAGAGACTTTAATGTCTCTGCGGCTGCCTGGGCTTTTGCTTCCTGCTGCGCTTCTATCCAGTCGATGAAACCTAAATCAGTTTCGCCCAGCACAACCGCCTTCTCCCAGTCGTCCCTATCAAAACTGCGCGGATCAGGAAAGGTCCGTTGCTTGCCGGTTCTTTGATCAGTTACCAGGAATGTGCTGCGCTGGCGTTCAAAAAGCTCCACAGCTCTAAAAAGGGCCTCGATTGGTGACTTGGCTTTCAGGTCTTCCACTTCCCAAGTGATTGTGTATTCCTTCATGGCTCAGTCCTCCACGTAACCGTCTGATTTTAACCTCGCCACACACCGGGCAAGGTCTTTTTTGTTGCGAAAAATCTCAATGTCGAAAAACTCGCTGCCGTCCGGGTGCGTCTTCTCTCCATCGTGAGAGTTTACGACATACTTCACTTTGCCGATGTTGGTCTGGATGTTGAAGCGTTTCATTAGACCTCCGTCTGGATAGCGGTTAAGGTATAGATGTCATACCAGGATTTCTCGCACTCAGTACAAAACATCTTCTGAGTGGCAAAGCCCTCGTTTGTCTCGCAGAACGCGCCCTCGACGTTCCACTCTCCACAGTACGGGCAGACTGCCCCGCCGCTCTTGACGTACTTCTGTTTGTCTTCCTCGGTCAGTGTGGTTTTCATCTCTTTAACCTCCGTTTTAAGGTTCCTCAACTCCTCGAATATCTCGCCTACTCTTGAGTATTTGGCCATATCAGTTTGCCCGGAAAAGGTAGGTGGTGCCCTGGTATTCGACTTCTGAGTAGTCCTGCTTCAGCTCGTCAGCGGCGGCCTCCCAGTCGATATGGGAGAAGGGCCAGGCGGCGTCGGTCACTGCGTCGCCGTGCAGGTCGGCGGCCAGGTCTTCAGCGTAGTCGGTAAATTCGTCTTCGTCTATCAAGGTCTCGCCGTGCATCCACTCCCGGCCGACCTCATCCTCAAGGGCGTTCAGTTCGTCAAGCTCTTCCTGGTACTCAGCCTGCCAGATATCGAGATCGGAGACAGCATTATCTAGTTTATCAACGAGGTCCTCCTGTTCGTCCGGATCTTCATTATCTTCAAGGGCCTCCTGAGCGCACTCAACATCATACTTCAGACTATCAAGCTCTTCGGCCAGTTCACATTGACGCTTGTATAATTCCCTGGTATCCAAGTACATTTTGATTCTCCTTTTGGTTAAATTAATGCTTGCACTGTGAGGTTCCTATCTCTGGTCCCAATATCCTTCCCCTTTAAATGACCCATCTTTGTTATAGACCTCACTCTTTCCCCCGCCGTGGCAATACGGACACATTTCAATTAGTTGTTTCCGCCACTCTGGAACTGGGTTCATTTTTTCATGTTTATATATCCACTCAACTTCTTTTTTATCGGTATTTTTCCCACTCCCTTTGCAATAATAGCATTCCATAAATCCTCCTTTAATCCACTTGGCTATAGCAATACTCATCTCCAACAGTGACCTGGTCAAACTGGTAGTACTCTCCATCTCTTCCTTCAGCATCATTAACAGACCACTGAGCACCGCAGGAAAGGCAGGTTATAAACCACTGACCGTGCTCGAAGTCTGCGGCTATATTGTTATCGTGCTGCAGCCCTTCTTCGCTGTCTTCAAATTCTTCAATAATATGTTGTGGATTTGTTTTAGGGTTTTCACATTTTAACATCATCGCATCTCCTTTTGGTTAGACTTCAGGTTTCGGCTTGGGGATCAATCCCATCTCCTCAGCCCTGCGCTTGGCCTCGATCAGGTATGGTAACCGAGACAGAGGCAATTCCTGAAGGCTCATGCTGGCATAGTCCGGGCCGTCGTCGCTGTAACGGGCCAAAACGGTCTCGTCGTAGGCTGTGATACAGATATAGAGGTCATATTTTCCGAATTCTCCGAGTGACTGACAGTTGGTACAGTCGTGTTTGAATCTCATTTTTATTCTCCTTTTGAATTTCGATTTTCAATAATCCTCAAGAGCCTTCCGCATCTCCTCGATCTGTTCCCGGGTGAAGGTCTTCCGCAGGTTGACGCCCTCTTCACAGCAGGCCTGATAGGTCTTGAACGCCTTCATGCTGTCGTTGTTCTCGCCGTAGGTGTCGCACCACTCGTTGAACGACTGATCGGCGGCGTCGGCGTCCAGGAGAAGAGAGTGCATGATATCAGCGTTGGATGGTCGCTTGGGCTGCTCAGATGGAGGCGGGCCGAATGGCCGCGTTTTCGGTTTCTCCACGAGCCCCAGGCCGGTTTTATATGGTATGGTCCAGAAGCCGTCCTTATGATTAATGGTGACGTTCCACAGGAAATGCGGCCACTCTTTGTCCTGGACCTTACCAACATAGGTTACAGTGATAGGGAGGGCTGAGAAGTCAAAGCCGTTGATGATATTTTTCTCGGTTTTCATGGTCTTATTCTCCTGTTTGTTCTTGTTTGAGTTTCTGCACCAGGCCGCGCAAGGTGTGGAGCATGGAGCGCGGTACGGGTGACTGGTTATTTTCCCATCTGTTCCAGGTGATGCGGCTGACTCCCAACAGGGAGGCGGCTGCGTCTTGTGTTAAGTTGAACGCTCTACGGAAGGCCGTCAGGTGCGCCGGAGTAGCCACGGGCTTGTTGGCCTCAGCTGCGGCCCTGGCCTCGCGTGCCGCCACGATGCGCGGGACATCGATCTTGTTTTTCATCTCCATGAAATCCGCGATCCTGGCCGGGACGGTCTCAGCTCGCTCGGTTGCATACCAGTAAGAGACGGTGCGGGAGAATTGCCTGGCGGCCTCGGTGACACTCCACCCGAGCGCCTTTCTAATTTCTTTGAGTTCTGATCCGGTCATTTTGTCCTCCTATGAGGTTTGTATCATTCTGTGTCTCTGCTAATTATTTATAACTCGGTTTTACGGCATATGTCAAGCGGTTTACGCAAAAAAGTTTATTTGATGTGTTTTTAGCTGGTTATGAGATTTCTTAGAATTTATCTAATAATATCGTACAAGTACAGACATATTTTTTGTAAGTTGACGGGCCGTACACAACTAATGCCATGATATCCTATACTTAGGCTGTAGGCACTTGCGAAAAATAAAGTTAATGCTCAGTTTATGTGTTTTGGCTACACTTTGGAGTTACAGCGGGTCGGTTTTTGATGGTCGCCATGTCGTCGTGTAACATCCATGTGTAGTGAAACGGTAAAAAGTATTCAGTGCTTATCTTTTTTTTTGATACTACTACTATATTACTTTTAATAAATATATATATATAGGTCTTCATTAGTTTTTTCTCTCGTGGCTGGCATCCCGCCGCCTGTGCAAAACCCCCCAGATCACGGTTTTTCGTCAATTTATCTTGAAAAAAGGCCGTTTTTGCCCTCCAAAACACTACAAAGTGTAGCACACTATTACACAAAAACTGTATAGAACAGGCCCAACTATCAGTTTTACTGATGAACATCGGTTTTGACCTCCTCTTCTCTCCTCGACTTAGAGACCGTCGAGCGAAAAATTTTGACCTCCTCCGGCCCGACTTGCGACACGGTTTAGCCACACCTAACGATTTTTTCTCACAACTTTTCATTTCCGCTTCGACCTCCGAAAAACGCGGATGAGTGTCATACTTCCCCCTAACCGCTCAAAACTCCTACTCTGTGGTAGAAAACTGTGTAGCAAAGTAGTGTAATAGCCTGTTACATACATTTCAAATTGAGCTTTTTGCAGGTTACTTGTCCGCTTTTTGTTGTAAAAACGTACAAGTAACCTGTTTCCCCGCGTGTCAGTTTTCCCGGCTTTCGCCCGCTTTCTCGCGCCAGGCCTTACAAGGCCGCTTACTGAGGTAATACTCGGCATAAGGATCGGCCATCCGGTATTCCTTGACCATTGCTCGGGCTTCTTTGCCGCTTTCAAATTCATCTACTGTCTCAAGGTAGTCATTTCCTTTTCTTTGGATGTATGTTGCCATGATTTTAATCTCCATAGTTGAGGATATTGCAGATTGAATCAAACATATTTCGTTTGTTCACTGGCATGTTATCGGGCACTAACTCCATTACTATATTGTACAGGTCTGCATGTGTAAACTTTCCGAGCAACGGCTTTAATTGCGTGTCGAGTAATTCCCGAATAGCATTTAACGAGTGCTCGGTTGCTTTGGTCTTATTCTCGAATACTTTGCCATCATAAGTCTTATATGCGGGGATTTCTTCTATCATGGCTTCACATCAAATATATAGAAATAAACAGTCTGCAGCCTGGCCGATACCGACAAACGGAAATATCCAGGTTGCACCATTAAGCGCTTGAGTGCTTGTCTTATAAGGGTTGTTCTCATTTGATCACCTTAACTGTTTACATGCTGGATGATTATTGATAAGCCATTCCGCTTCCGCTGCATCGACAGCGAGCGGAACCTGACTTGTAAACGTTCCGCCGGTCCATACTCCAATGGTTTTCTTGCTTTCAGGATCATAGCAAAGGTTAATCTGAATGGTTGCACCAAGAAAACCGTCGGGCACTATTACGGATTTAATGTGTTCTGTTCGCATAGTCTTTCTCCTGTAATTGATTGTTTATCTTGCCTTGCTTCGCCTATCGCCCGAGATCAGGAATAGATGATCTAGTTTTTAATCCGTGTGATTGTAGCAGTATTCGTCTCCGTTCGATACTTGTTCAAATTGATAGTAAAAACCGTTGCGGCCCTCAGCATCATTAACGGACCACTGAGCACCACATGACAGGCAGGTTATAAACCATTGGCCGTGTTCAAAGTCTGCAGCTATATTGTTGTCGTGTTGTAGCCCATCATCACTGACTTTAAAGTCTTCAATGATATCTCGGTAATTCGTTTTCGGATTTTCACATTTAAGCATAGTTTTTCTCCTCAATTGATTGTTTATCTTGCCTTGCTTCGCCTATCGCCCTGACCTGGCATCCACTGCAGGTCAGGGGAATAGATGAACTAATCGGCTTCAGGTTCGCCATAGGCGCTTTCTAGGCGAATACCGCAATGGCAACAATTGTTGTTGTCAAAATCTTCCCACAATATTTCTGCGCCCGCAGCTTCCCAATCAGTATTCATATTATCGTTTACGTGTCTGACAATTTCCTTGTAATTCTTCCGAGCGCAATCACGACAAAGCAATTCACCATCTGCCATAACGACATAAACAGGGTAGCCACCTGGCCAGGCATACGGGTTGCGGATTGCATCTTTTACTTTTTCCAGTATTTGATTTTTCATTTTGTCACCTTTTCAGACTGCAGAGTTAACGATATGAGACATTGTCGCTTCGAGTGCATAACAATACTCCAGGCCATACAGGCCGCCTATCTCGCCTGACAACTTGCGAACCTGGCGGATCGCCCTTTCAGTGACATTGAATCTATTATTGATAGGCCATAAATTGCTTTCGTCCTGTGCTCTGTACATTCTGTTAATAGCTCGGATATTCGCCAGGCCATTCTTATCATCCGTTTCAAGGGCTATCTGTTCTGCAGTCTTCATGCTCGTATCCTCCTGTTAAGTGATTGACAATCAAACTGTATAATTAACTGTAAACGGTGTAACATAAAGATGCAAGGTTTTTATTGCATGAGTTACGTTTTTATTTGTTACTCGGTTTACAGAGAGGCATAGTGTTTCACTGTACATTCCCAGGCGCGAGAATAATATTATCAGCTCGCCAGATCGTGAGGGTATGTCATGCAGGACTGAGGGCCAGGAGGACCGGTCCCAGGTTGCCAGGTTCGAGGCACGTAGCGGGGAGGGGCATAGGGGCGGGGTAGGGAGAGATTCCAGGAGGGGGGCAGGGGGGTAGGAGGGAGTGGGGAGGCCACTTAACTCATACACGCTCTTACATAAAATGAAATCCGGAGACCAAAGTACGTAACCCCCGCAACATTCGCTAATAATCTCAGCCACTTACCTCCTGCCTAACGGTACCATAGAGCGTAGATTCCTGACCAAAAGTCCCACCACAAAAGTAGCCTCCCCCAGCCCCCAAAACCCTAACAACGCAGCAATCCCCTACAGAAGTATCACCCATCTACACTTTTTTACTTGCATTTCCTGCATAAAAACGCTACGACCTTTAGTATGAGCCTCGCAGACTACAACCCCAAGTTAGAAGACGACCTTTCCGACCTCCTCAGCGTGGAGTTCGACGAGTCACCCACCGTGGAGTTTCACGATAAACTCCCCGCCGAAACTCCGTTCAAGCAAGCCCTTCGAGGCTTAGGCCGCCCTCGCAAGCAAGACCTCCTACCCGAACAGTCCTCCGCCAACCAGTGGGACCCCCGCCTCATCCTCGACCTCGCCCTGGGTATAGAAGACACCCGCCAGGTCCTCGAGCGCTATGGCCTCACCGACAACGACTACATCGTCCTCTGTGGATCAAGAGTATTTCGCCAGGAGCTGGCGGTCACCATTCGCGACGTACATGAGAACGGGCTGCCTTTCAGGGCGAAGGCCCGGGTCCAGGCCGAGGCCTACCTGGAGGTGATCAACGACCTGGTGTACAACGAGACCACGCCGGCCACGACGAAACTCGAGGCGATCAGGTCGACGGTGCGCTGGGCCAACCTGGAGCCGAAGGAAGACAAGAGCGAGAGCGGCAACACCCAGGCGCAAATTAATGTTTCAATCAATTTCTAAGGAGGGCGGTTGTGGGGTTAAGAAAATTTAGAGGATCGAAACCTAAAGGTGGCGGGTATACGAACGTCTCTGTGATATCCTCTGAGAGCAGGTACAAAGAGAAACGACTTAACCCGGATACGCTCGAGGTTAATGTAGTTGAGGTGGCGCACCGCCCATATTTCTGCGCCGCCCTCGGGCGACCTTTTAGCAAACAATGTTCAACTTCTAACATATAGGAGCCCCCCATGCCCACTGGATACCCCCTCACCCCGCAGACAACAGCAGCCACCTCCGAAGTCATCGACCTGACCTGCGACCCGTTCCCGAAGACCCTGCACGCAGTCGGCCCCTTCGGCGCGAACACGATCGCCGTCAATGTCGTCACAGCAGTCGATGCCGCCGGCGACGCCTCGGCCGTCCTGCCCCTCTACGACGACACCGGCACCGCGGTAACGATCACCGCCACCTCTCAGCCCCTGATGGTCGAGAGCCCGGTCCTGCTGCAGTTCGTCAAGACCGAGTCCGTGGGGGCCACCATCGGCGTCGCCCTGGTGGAAAAAGGCCAATGAGCGGCGTAGCGCGGAGCATCTTCAGGCCGATCTGCGGCAGAACCGGCAGGGGAGTTACCGGCGCCGCTGAGAGACCGTTCTGGGTGCAGGACCTGCAGACCGGCGCTCTCCTGGCATACTACAAAGGCGATATCATAGACGGCCGCCTACAAGCCTACCGCCCAATCGGCTCCAGCACTCCCCAGGTCAAAGGCTCGCTATTCAGCGTAGCCGTCCCGGAAGATGTGGCCTACACGGGGATTCTCACGACAGATGTAATCACAGCAAGCGGCACTGCCCCAACTTGCGCGGTAAATGGCACCTTGAGCATGTCCGCAAACTTTTGGGATATGTCCATCCATCGTGGTGGAGTGCTCTGGGCGTACCTGCCGGGGATAAATGTCGGCGGTGCGTTTGAGGTGGATGCGAGTGGACTGGGCCATCACTTGTACCTGACGACCACGACGATTGTTGAGGCGGTGGATGGCACCGGAACAAACTATGCTAATGAATCTGGGTTTTCAACATCGGATGGCAGCACCGTGTACATGCCTGGAATCCAATCTCTAGAGTCCCCAGGGGGTGATGTTCATATTGGCGGGTTGGCCCAGGGTAGTTTTCTAGCGTCTACAACACTTGCCGCAGGCTCTACATACATCCAGGCGAGTATTACGAGGAGAATACAGCAAACTGGGCCTATCAAAAAGGTTGTCTTGGGGGTTCATACGGCTGGTAATTTTAAGGTAAAAGTATTTCGGTTGGTGGGATCTGATTATACATTCGTAGGAGAGTCCGAAACAATAACTGCACCAATCGGAACGGCTACATATGCTTTGAGCCAGCCCATCCCTTGCCTTCCCGGCGATTATTTGGGGCTTTACATCACAACCCCTGCAAAGATATACGTTTCAAACCTCAGCGAAGGAGCTGCAAGCATTCGATATACGGCTGGAGATATCACCGAAAGCAACCAATTTCTGACGCTCTCCAATGGTTTTGTAATGAACATAACGGCTGTCGCAGATACTCCGTTTATGGCGGTAACAGGAGACTCAATAGCTGAGGGTATGAATCAGGGGGTATGGCATGGGTATTTTGGTGGCCCCGCAGGCGACTTGAACGCATGTATTATGCACCGTTTGTCTCTGAGCATAGCGGCTGATGGCAAGACATTTGGGAATTACCGCGACTTTGCGGACGGGACGCGAAAATGGGACTGGTGTCTGACTACAGGGATTCCAGCGTGCATTGCATCTGGGGCAAGTGCTATATGGATACACGTTGGGGTTAATGATGTCCAGGCCGGTAGAACGTGGGCCGCTGTTGAGTCGGACATGGATGCGATTCGTGCGCTAATACCAACAGAGACAGCGTTGTATGTAGATGAGATTTTGCCGTGGTCTGATGGCACCGATGTACAGAATGCGACTATTAGATTGTGGAATACATACTATGCCGCTTGGTGCTTAGTAAATAATGCAACTCTGGTCCAATGCCATGATGATATGGGGCAGGTTAGGATATCAACTGGGGAGATTGATGATCTAAAAACCGCATATGATTATGATGGAGTGCATCTGTCTCAGGTCGGAGTTTCAGCTATGGCCGAACTTTGGAAATATTCCCTATATCTCCCCAAAAATGTAATTGTTCCTACGGGGTATAGAGTGCCGCCGTTGGCTGGAATTAATTCGGACGGAACAGCTTTTCCTGTCCAATACCCCGGCCCCCTCAACGTCTCAGCCACCATCACAGCAGGCACCACCTACCCGGCAGTCACCATCAAGGCTCCCCTCGGCCCGAAGTTCCAGGGGATCCCCGAGTGGACCGGGGAGGCTGCTGTTGATTTGAGTACGCTCTCCGCAACGGCACGGACACGGATCGGGCCTCGGGGGATGCTGATTTACGGGGAAGATTTGGATGCTACTGAACAGATGCAGGCTGATAGATATTTAGGGGTGTCATGATCTGGCAACCAACCACAGTAGATGGGGTCGAGGTTGCGAACGTGTGGAAATGCTCATTGGAGGGATTATGAAAAAACTTGTAACAAAAGGATGGTTATGGATTTTGGTGATGCTGCTCACAGCATTTTTCTGGCCTGAGATATCCAGTGCAACACCTAGTTGGAATCGGAGCATCACTGTCGAGTGGTCATACGATACTCCATCTGACCTCAGCCTGACTGGGTTCAAACTCTATCAGGAAGGTCAACCAACCTGTGAATGGAGCGTTCCGATAGCCAGGATTGGCACCTGCGATGTTGTGCTGACGGCGAAGATTACCAGGTACACCCTCTCTGCACTTTTTAGCGATGGGCAGGAGTCTCCGCAATCTGACCCTTATCTGTTCATTGACTGGGGTCCGAAGCCGAGGATTACCAACATTACAGCGAAGTGATGGCAAATCTTCTGCTCATCTTTGCTCTGTTCACACTCTCAGCCTGTGCTCCAACGCCCGGAGGAAGTTTTCTTCCAGGAATTGATCATGAAACAAGACTTGTAGATATTCCTGATCTGGAAATTCACGAGGTTCTTCTTCCTGTAGCAATGGCAAAGTGCCACTGGGAGATGCTGAAAGAGCGGCCAGTCTTCACCCTTATCTTCTTTGGTGGGATCTGGGCCTGCGCTGATGTAATCCCGGACGGTAAGGGGGGAGTACAGAGATGTGAAGTCTGGGCACCGAGCTTTCTGATGAAGCATGAGCTTGAGCATTGCAAAGGAGGGGCTGACAAATGGTATTAAAATTCAAAGGGGAAATTATGAAAAAGAGCTACTTGATAATTGCCATTCTGCTTCTGCTGACTTCCTGCACAATCAAAAATGCTGAGTACACATTCAATCAGGGCGCACCAGATTGTGCTCAACCGCAGGTCGTAGCCCGTGGCCTCTCAGAATCTCCAGGTAACCAGACCGGGGCAGGATCGACAAACAGCGGCGGCGCAGGGAACACGGTCATTATCATTGAGGAAACCAACCAGGACTCCAACTCAGACCTTGATGCAAGTGGTGTGATGGATGCTATGGCTAACAAGGTTAAGAGCATTCTCCCGAGCCTGCCATCGCTTAATCCAACCGATAAGGTTGTGCCTCCGGCAGTCGAGGAAGAAATTGCCGAACCCGAAGCCCTCGAAGATGCGCCGGCAGGCACAGTTGAAGAGGTGGACTGATGAGATGGCTGGTCGTTCTCTTGGCATTGCTCCTGGCATCAACCGCAGGGGCGCAAGCAATCCCAACGTCTCTCGCAGAGTGCAACGCTCTTTGTAACCAATACTTTCCAGGCGGCTCGGTTGTTCCTCCGGTAACGCCTCCTGTCGTGCCGCCGACCGGCAAGGTCTGCACGATGCCGATTACATTTGAGCGAGACAGCGATCAAGGCAACGGCGCGGCGGCGATCCTATTTCGCACACTGCAAGCAGGATCAATTACAGCCGTGTCGGTAAATGGCGAGGTTGCACGACTGGGCAAGCCATACAAGAACGCCCCTGTTTTCCTCATGAGCAAGTCCGGGGATCAGTATTCCAGGCCGCTGAAGTTCGTCGTTCAGACCAGCGACGGCCAGACCTGTACGGCTGTGAGTGGGTCGAGCGATACACCTGCCGGGCCGAGCACTCCGACGATCGGGTACAGCAAAAGCAAGGTGTTTACGAGCTACGGTGAAAGGAACGGGGGGAGAAAGGCTTGGAGAATCTCGGGGAAAGGCCCGTCTTACGGTAGCCAGATCAAATTCGTTTTCGCCAGCGGGAAAGAGTACACAATAAAGAACACCTCCAAGAATTGCCGTGGGAATAATCCCGATACCTGCGATATACCGTCATCTCAAAATAAAGATGGATTCGTCTACAAGCCAGGAATAGGTCCGAACGGCGAAGGTGACAAAGATACTGGCACCAGCCACGGCGGTATCTATCTTCATGCTGCATACGGCGATAAGAGCAATACCGTCACCATGTATTACAACTGAGCGCAAATGACAACCTGCGAAAATTGCGGACACAGGTATTACGGAGGCTATTGCCCGGTATGTGGGTATCCTAGCGACGAGGATGATTGTTGAGGCTGACAAGCCTCCCTGGAGGGAGAAATGAAACGATTTGTATGCCCAGTCTGTGAAGATGGCAAAACCGTTGAGGATGAAGTGAAGGGAACGACCTGCGAGTGTGGTGGTGTCATGGAAGAAGGAAAGCCTGACCTTTTTGATGAGGTTGAATACATTGAGCCGTGCATGATCTGTAGAAACAGGAACAGCGACAAGTGCAAGGGGTGTTACCGGGAATAAATCTCAAGAGAGGTTTGCCGATGAGAGTCATTGCTGAGGATAGCCTGCACATGGAACCAAGAGACGAAGATGGTATTCACGCAGTCAAGGACCGCTACTGCAAGGAAGAGGGCCCCTGCTTCTCGTTCGACTGCAACGGCAGGGCGGATAAATCCTGCGACTGGTTCAGGAAACAATCAACAGGTGTAAAGCTGTGCGAAAAACCATAGGAGAGACATGGAAATCACAATCACGATAAATATCGGCGAGAAATCAATTGAACTGACAGTGGCAGAGGCGATTGAACTTCATGCGGCACTTGCCGGGATGTTTACCAAGAATGCGCCTTCTCCGGTATATGTTCCCCCTTCGTACCCTCATAAATTAGGGCCTGCGCCATTTCAGCCGTTTCCGCCGATATATGGCCCAGTCAAGATAGATCATCCATGGGAAATTAAATGTACCGACAGGGCTGAATGATGGCTATCAAGGCAATAATCCTCATTCTCTTACTCGCCACCTCAGCCCAAGCCGAACTGGCCCGGGTGACGCGAGTAATCGACGGCGACACAATCGAAGTCACACTTTCCGGGAAAACGGAATCAATCAGGCTCTATGGCGTCGACAGCCCTGAAATAAAACAAGCGTACGGAATGTCTGCAAGAAATTTTACAGAGACCTTTGTAAACGGCAAAATGGTCGACATCATATTTACCGGCGACGGCGGGTGGGGGCGAAGGTCGGCAATCGTGATGTACGGCACGCAGAACCTGCAAGAGCAGTTGATCCTCGCCGGTTACGCCTGGGTATACCCTCAGTATTGCCGGAAATCATTCTGCACGGCATGGAGCACACTGCAAGGCATCAGCGCGGGCAACCGGGTCGGACTGTGGGCACAGCCTGCGCCGGTTCGGCCTTGGGAGTGGAGGCGATCACAATGAGCAGGGTTTTGCATGTTTGCCCAAAATGCGGAGAGCAGGGTGATTACTCAGACTTTCACGATTCCTGGTTTTGCGCTGTATGTGACGAATGGCTTGACGAAAAATGTGCAGATCAGGAGTGCGAGTTTTGCCAGATTCGCCCTACCATGCCATCGTTAGGAGAGATATGAACCATTTTCCAGAGCCAAAATTCGAGTTTATCAAGGGCGGCATCCAGTCCAGACTGCTTGAAGACTGGGTGTATCAGATTGGTAATAGCAGACCGATAATCATCCCGGAAGGGTTTGAGACCGACTTTGCCAGTGTCCCGCGCCCCCTCTGGCCGATAGCCTCACCGATGGGAATCCTTCGTTATGGCTCACTTCCTCACGACTTCGGATATCAGCATGGCTATTTGCTCACGCCCGACTTTGGAGACTACAACCCCGGCACAAGGGCAGAGGCGATCATGAACGGCCATAAATACGCCTTCGGTGGAAACATCCCGGTCTGTATCGGAGAGACGCGGCAATTCTTTGATGCAACCCTGCGAGATGTGACCATCGCGGCAACCGGGGCGAAGTATCGGGCATGGGGAGCGTATTGCATGGTCAGGCTCGGCGGCGGCATTCCGTGGGCGAACTATCGCAAGGTTGGCCCGACTGCGTACAACACCAATTCACTTGGCATCCCAGGAGTGTGAAATGAGCGAAAGCAAATTTAAGACAATGCGACACATTGAGACAGTCAGGAATTATATCGGAACTGTCATAAAGGAATTACTGGTAAGGGCTGAAGGTCATGACCAAAGCAAGCTGCAGTCCCCCGAAGTTGAAATATTTGAAATATATACTCCAAAATTACGTGAATGCACCTATGGCTCTGAGGAGTACAAAACCTACCTAAAGGAAATGCAGGTTGCCCTTGACCACCACTATTTTATGAATCGGCATCATCCCGAATACTTTACGGTTGGGCCAGAGCATAATGGGCCATGGGTGCAATCTCCACTTGAACGGATGACGCTGGTTGATCTGGTTGAAATGCTTTGCGACTGGAAGGCAGCGACTTTGAGACATGCTGACGGTGATATCATACAGAGTGTCAACCAAAACCAGGAAAGATTCGGGTACTCAGATGAACTGCGAATGATCCTGGCAAATACAGCGAGGTGGTTGAATGCAACCGACACGAAACATCACGCGGATGAATCATAGGGGCATGAAATGATACTCAGAGACGGAACAGAAACGAGCGACCCAAGACTTGACAGGCTGGTGCAATTCGACCCGCGCTCTCTGTCGTTTGGGGTGACCGAGGCGATACTTGAAAAAACCCTTGCATGGGATGGACTGGAAAAGATTTCCAAGGTGCGAATCAAGGCACCGGGCAACCATCTCGATCAAGGCCGAGAAGGGGCCTGTGTCGGCATGGGTCTGACGAATGCCATGCGCTACGAGCCGAATATCGGTAATCTTGAAACCTACGACGAGCGGTTTGCCATTGAGCAAATCTACTGGGAAGCGCAGAAAAACGACCCATTCCCCGGCGGCGAGTATCCCGGTGCATCCCCGCGCATGGGCGGAACGTCCCTACTTGAAGGCGTGAAACAACTCAAGCGCCTCGGGCTGATCAAATCATACCGATGGGCGTTTTCCATTGATGAACTGATTCTCGGCCTCGGCTATTTCGGAACGGCGGTTGTGGGAATCCCCTGGTACTCCCGAATGTCCGAGCCAGAGTCTGACGGACGTATCCGCATCGGCGGACCAATCGACGGTGGGCACTGCGTGGCGGCAACTTGGTACAACAAGTACACCGGGGCGGTAGGCATCGCTCAGTCGTGGGGAATGGAACACGGCGTGGACGGGGAGGTCTGGATCGTGGCCGACGAAATGGATAGACTCCTGCATGAGCACGGAGAGTGCGTGTTTTTGGAAAAAGCGTGATTACGCCGGCTGGAGGGTCGGAAAGGTTGAGCGAGATGGCAGAGAATCGAGACTTGGAAGTGGTGGAAATGGAAGAAGTCTATGACCACGAAAAGTATCAGAAACGACAGAACAGCCTCACCGCTGACGACCTCGCCAGCATAACTTCCATCATCGAAGATACTGTCGGCCGGCGAGTCCCTCATGCTGGAATAACTTGCCGATTTGGAGATATCACACATGAAGACTTGAAGGCAATGGTTGACTCGCATAAAAAATTCAGTGCGGCAATGGATGATAGCAAAACAATCGCTAGGAGATTTCTTGTTATTTCAATCCTCACTGGTATGGGGGGAATAGCCCTTATCGGCTGGTGGGAAACCGTTGTCAACAATGTCAAAAAAGCCCTTACAGGAAATTGATATGAGCACAGTCCAACGAATCCAGGAACTGCTCGACTGCGCTGTCCGAGTGCCTGAGAAAGATGATGCAGGTATTATCACAGCTACTGGTATTGATGCAACTGTAAGAATTAAAGCTTTACAAGATTGTTTGAAAATTGCCCAAGATGAGGAAGAGAAAGATGGCCACTCTTGAAACAATAAAGAAGTGGTTGATCAGGATCAATGGGCATGAGGGAGGCTATACCAATCGTTCTCCGAAAGCTGATCCTGGAGGCGAAACTAAGTGGGGGATCAGTAAACGATCTTATCCATATTTGAATATTAAGAGTTTAACTCTTGAACAAGCCGCAGGCATTTATTTAACAGATTTTATTACACCTATTTCTTCTCGAACATTACCAGACGGTATTACGTTTCAATTGATTGATTTTTCTGTTCATAGTGGTATTCGTAAAGCAGTTAAAGAACTTCAGCGATATATGAATATTATTATTGGTGGAGAGAGAGTTAAACCAGATGGGATAATAGGTCCATATACACGAGCGAAGATATTATCATTTTCTGATTCAGATTTGGTGATGATTATTACTGCTGCTAGAATAAAGTTTTTGAAAGACCTTTCTAACTGGCAAGAAAATAATCGTGGTTGGATGGATCGAATTGCAAACAACCTGCTCTACGGAGCAGAGGATACAGACTGATGTATGAGCTAATTATTGACCCTTTCCTCTGCGCCGCTTGCGGCAACTGCGACCGGTGGCTGCCGGGGCTGCATCTGAAGACCACCGGTAATCGGTTGCTGGTCAATGAGAATAACTCGATCGTTGATTTCGTTGCAATTTTCCGCGCAATAGGTGATTGTTACATGGACGCACTGACCTTGAGGAGACTAGATGGCCGACCAGCTTGACCGCGCCTGGGAGTTGTCGGAACTGCACTTGAAGCAGTTGCTGCTGAACCGTCCGCAGATGCAGGGCGAGTCTCGGACTCACTGTCTGGAGTGCGAGGAGCCTATCCCCGAGGGGCGCAGACGGGCGGCGCCGGGGTGTCAATATTGTGTACAGTGCGCTGAGGAGATGGGGGGATGAGTTACGAATTTAATTACACAGCACCACCTACAGTGTCGAAATTTATGCGCTCCGACGCGTTCTTTCGAGCCATAAAAGGACCTGTCGGGAGCGGAAAATCAGTAGGTTGCATCATTGAGGTGTTTCGCCAAGCTATGCTGATGCCTCCGTGCGCCGATGGTATTCGGCGATCGCGATATGTCGTAGTCAGGAACTGTTACGACGATCAGACAGAGATTCTAACCGAGCAGCGTGGATGGGTGCCATTTAAGTATCTGCACCCAGAAGACAAAGTCGCGACCCGGGTAGATGGGGTGCTCACGTTTGAGAAGCCGTCTTACTACCATGCTGCGCCATACAAGGGGGACATGATCAACATCGTTAATGAGGATGTCGACCTTTGCATTACGCCCGACCACGAGTTGTGGGTATCTACGCGGCGCACACGTAAAAAGATATGGTTCGATTATGAGCATGTGCCGGCGCAGGAGATTGAAGGTATCGGCGAACTTCACCGGATGACTTCTATCTGTGATTGGAAGGGCGAACGACCGGGCCATTTGCCAGTATACTGGGAGTTTCTCGGCTTTTGGTTCGCACAGGGGTATGCCGGAGTGTATCCTCGGACAGATACACGAGGGAATCACTATAGACTAACAATGACCCACAGAACGCACGACAGGGAGTATGTAGCGAACCTGCTTGCCGCGGTGGGATTCACTTGGAATGAATTGCAGAAACAAGGGTGTTTAGACTTTGTTGTGTCTACCAAGGAACAGTGGGTAAAGGACTTGATCATTGAGCTTTCTCAGTATGGTAAGTCGACAACGAAAAAACTTCCTCAGTATATAAAGGACGCTCCGAGGGAATATGCGGCAGCATTTATAAAAGGTTTTCAGCGAGGAGACGGCGTTCACAAAACCGGGAAGCATGATGTGGACAGGCTGTACTCCTCATCGAAAGATCTCATTAATGATCTGCATGAAATGATCATTCGATCTGGAAGGGCTGCGCGACTGACGACATGCCATCAAGCCGGCACTATGCAGATATCTCCTGCACATCCGATATATAACAGCAGCGAAGGTTATTGCTTAACTATCCGACAGCCTAAACGAGAGAACCCAATTATTCGGTGCAACAACTGGAGCCGAGCGGAATATGATGGAATGGTATACTGCGTTACAGTGCCAAGTCATGTCGTTTTGGTGCGCAGGAACGGGAAAGCAGTGTGGAGCGGCCAAACCCGCCAGCAACTAAAAGACACCACGTTACGCAGTTGGATTGAGTGGATCAAACCAGGAGTCTTCGGAAAATGGAAGGAATCTGAAATGATCTTCCAGTTGAGGTTTAAGGATGTAGAGTCCGACATTATGTTCAGGGCGCTCGACTCTCCAGAGGACGTTCAGCGAGTGCTTTCTATGGAGGCCAGTGCAGCATGGATAAATGAGGCCAGAGAAATCCCCTTGGAAATTCTTCAGGCTATCATGAGCCGGGTTGGCAGGTTTCCAAGAAGAAGTGATGTACCTGAGTACCGCAGTTTTGTACTGGCCGATACCAACCCTCCCGAGTTTGAGAGCATGTGGTATAAGATCCTCGAGCACCAGCCGATAGAAGAGAACAACCCCGATTCAGTGATGGAGGTAGATTCGTTCCATCAGCCGTCCGGGACTTCGCTGGAAGCCGAGAACGTGGAGAATCTCCGACCAGATTATTACCAGGAACTCGCCAAAGGCAAAACCAAGGCGTGGGTAGATACCTACGTGCATGGATTATATGCTCCCTCATTGTCAGGAAAGCCAGTCTATCATGCGACCTTCAGGCGGGACCGTCACGTATCGAAAACACCGCTGCCGATTAATCCATATCTACCTGTAATTGTTGGACAAGATTTTGGGCTCACCCCCGCAGGCCTATGGATGCAGATGCAGGAGGACGGACGAATATTTGTCTTGCGGGAAACACCGGCGTTCGACATGGGCACGAAGCGGTATATTAGAAGTCGGTTTCGGCCGATGCAGATGACGACCTTTCCTACCAATCCGATCGTCGTGATCGGTGACCCCTCCGGTGTGCGGCGAGCGGACTCTGATGAGGGCACGAGTTTCAAGGAGTTCAAGGACGCTGGATACATCGCCAAGCCGGCGTCGACTAACGACCCGGAGGTCAGGATAAAGGCCTTGGACGAATTGTTTTCCATGTACCCAGACGGTGAGCCTGCCATTCTCATTGACCCTGCCTGCAAGTCGTTCATCGGGGCCATGGCTTCCAGTTATCGATACCCTCGCAAAAAGCAGGCGTTTGGTGAGGAATATGGCGAGAAGCCAGACAAGTCTCATCCCTGCTCGCATCTCGTAGAGGGCGGACAATATGGTGCGATGTTCCTCACCGGCAGGAAATATGACCCCGCTGATTACACAGTTTATGATGACCAGTTTAATCCACTGGCTACCCACAACCCATACAGACCTGCTCAACGCGAGGGATACTAAATGGCAAAATACAACTTCGATGAACTGTCCAAGCTCGGCACCCACCTGAAGGGCACCCTCGCCCAGTTCATCAACGACCGGGCTCTCTGTGAGGCGCAGTGGTTGAAGAATCTACGCCAGTACCTCGGCAAATACGACCCGGATATCCTCCAGTATATCCAGGACGAGCGAAGTCACGTCTATCCTCGAGACACCAAGGTCAAAATCAAGGGCGGGGTGGCCAAGATGATGGAGATGATGTTCCCGAGCCAGGACCGCAACTGGACCCTGAGTGTATCGCCATCCCCCTCTATCCCCAAAGACGCCCTTGAGAACATCCTCGCCAACCTGCAGCAGAGCGGGGAGCCGGTCAGCAGCGAGACGATCGAGCGGGCGGTCAGGGAGTTCGCCGAGGATCGCAAGGGCAGGATGGAGACCGAGATCGCCGACCAGCTCTCAGACGCCGATGTAGACTATCCGCAGCTTTGCAAACAAGTCACCCGCAGTGGCTATATTTACGGCTTCGGTATTGCTCGTTGCCCGATGGTCAGGACCCAGAAAGAACGCTACTGGGAAATGGATCCGGTTACCGGTGTTTACGCCGCCAAGGAGAAGACCATCCGCCGGCCGTACCCCGAGGATGTGCGGATATGGGACTTCTACCCCGACCTCTCAGCCAAGCGGTGGAAAGAGCAGGACGAAGTGTTTGAAAGATCGGTACTCAGTCGCCACGACTTACGTGAGTTATCTAAGCGGGAAGATTTCATTGGGCATGTCATCAAGCAGTATATCAGGGATCATCCTACTGGTAACTACATGGCCAAGTCCTACGAGGCAGAGTTGCATATCCTCGATAAGACGGCGAACCTCGCTGATCGCACTGCTCGCAGGTATGAAATCTATCGCAGTCTTGGTTTCAGGACGGGGCATACCCTGCAGAGCGTTGGGGTAGACATTCCGGATGATGAACTCGATACTGACATCCTCGCTGACATCTGGTTCATCGACGACGTTGTGATCAAGGCCGTAGTCGCCCCCTTCGGCAAACGCCCCTCCGACCAGTATCACGCCTTCATCTACACCGAGGACGAGGACAGTGGCCTCACCGGTGTCGGGATGCCGGAGGAGATTAGGGATTCACAGATGTCGATCTGTGCATCTACCAGGGCGCTGATGGACAATATGGCAGCAACGGCTGGCCCCATCCTCGAAGTCAATGTCGAGCTGCTGGCCAGGGGGCGTAAGAGCATCGGACCTATCCATCCGTTCATGACCATAGAACGTGAGGGCGACGGGGTCGCTGCTCAGTATCCAGCAGTGCGGGCAGTCACGACCCAGTCGCATGTTGCCGAGATCCTCAGTATCATCACCATGCAGCGCCAGCAGTTGGACATCGAGAGCAATCTGCCGGCCTACACCATGGGGGCGATGCAGCAGCAACCGCTCGGCGAGGCGTTCAGGACCTCGAACAACATGAGCATGATGATGGGCTCGGCGAACATGGTGACGAAAGACACCGTCCGGGCCTTCGACAAGTTCACCACATCACTGGTCGGATCGATGCTGCAGTGGAATATGGAGTTCAATCCGGAGGAAGAGATCAAGGGGGATTATCAAGTCCTGGCCAAGGGTAATCTCTCTCTGGTTGCCAAGGAAGTCCGCGGCGCCGCCCTCGACCAGTTCGTCTCCACCCTGACTCCGGAGGAGCGGGCCATCCTCGACACCTACGGCCTGCTGATCGATCGCCTCAAGGCCCGGGACCTGCCGGTGGATCGGATGCTGCCGGAGACTGAGGCCAAGCAGGTACTGGCCGATATGCGGGCCGCTGCCTCGCAGGCCGCCCAGGTCGAGCAGGGGCTGACTACTGCCAAGACTGAGGCCGCCACCGCCTCGGCTGAGAAACAGCGCACCGACGCGCAGGTAGTAGCAGCAACTGCTGAGGCCACGATCCAGGAAATCCTGTCGCGGGTCGAGCAGAACCTGGCCAATGCCAAGACAGGGCAGGACAAGGTGCAGTTGGAAAATCTGAAAACCTTACTACTTACCGCAGTAAAACCGCAAGAGGGGGAGAAGAAAAATGGCAAACAAGGAAAGGGAAGCGGAAATTGAAGACATTCTCAAGACTTACAAGACCGCCGAGCCGGTGCAGTTGTTCCTCGAACTGTTCCAGCTTCGGCGTGACAGGCACCGCGACAAGTTGGAGGACGGCGAAAATGCCGAAGCTCGCGGAAAATCGCAGGAATGTAAGTCGCTGATACAGCTTTTTGATTGACTTTTACAATAAAATATTGTTACGCTTCTAACAAACCGGAGAAACAATGGAAAATACAGAACAAGATACGACTTTTACTGATTTCGACCTCGCCTTCGAGGCCACCGCCGGACTGCCGGATCCTGATAAAAAAGAGGAAGGCTTCACCGAGCCTCCCGTAGACTCGCCCGAAACTCCCCCGGAGCCTCCTGCACCGCCAGAGCCTCCGCCGGTCGATCCTCCCGTTGACCCACCGGTAGTGCCTGAGCCTCCGATCGCGCCGCCCGCACCCACCGTAGACGAGATTGCCGCCAAGGCCGCTGCCAAGCTCGCGGCTGATGCCCAGGTCAAGGCTGACAAGGAAGCCGCTGACGCCGCAGCCAAAGCTGCTGCCGATGACGCAGCCGCTCGCACCAGCAAGGAGAATGTCTCCGCCGACGAGCAGGTCATCCTCGACACGCTTGAGGCCAATTTCCCAGAGGTCACCGCCGCCAACGCCGTGCTCTCTCGGGTGATCTTGGCCAGGGTTGAGAACATGGTTGAGCAGCGGGTCAACGCCGTTCTCGCTCAGCTCGCCCCGATCGCAGCAGTAACCCAGAACGTCGCCCGCAATGCCCACGAGCAGGCTATCCTCGCCAAGCACCCGGATGCGTTCACCACGCTTCCGCAGGTCGAGGCCTGGGTCGATTCGCAGCCGAAGATTCTGAAGGCCGCTTATAACCAGGTCCTCGACAACGGCAACACCGACGACATTATCGAATTGTACGATGTTTTTAAGAAGGATACCGGGAGCGCACAGACACCGGGATCACCAGGCGCGGCGCCGGATGCTGCCGCCGCCAAAGCAGCAGCAGAGGCCGCTGCGAAGGAAGCCAAGCTCAAAGCCCAGGAAGGCATCAGGAGCAGGCAGACGACGCAGCAGAGTGGCATTGATGAGGACGACTTTGAAGGAGCGTTCGCACAGGAAGCCGCGAAAGCGTAACCCCACCATTCAGGAGGAGCAAGAATTATGACCACACAGACCGTCAGTGACATTTCTTATCGAACCGCAGGCAAGGTTGCCGCCGACCTGTTGAAGAGGGCCGACCCCGATCTGGTCATGCAGCCGTTCCTGCAGACCAAGCCCATCCCGCGCAACTCTTCGGATACCATTAAGTTCCGCAGGTATGAGGCCCTGGCCGCGGCCACCGCCGATCTGACCGAGGGCGTAACCCCGGCCGGCAGCGCCATCACCAGCACGGATTATCAGGCCACACTCGCCCAGATGGGCGACTGGGTCGGCATTACCGATAAGGTAGCTGATACCCACGAGGACCCGATCATCAAGGAGTACAGCGACATCCTGGCCAAACAGGCCGCCCTGTCGGTTGAGACCCGGCTGTTCTACATCATGCGGGCCGCTACCAATCGGTATTTCGCCAACTCGAACGTCAGGACCGATGTCAATACGACCCTGACCAAGACCCTGCAGCAGAAGATCACCCGCGGCTTCAAACGCCAGAACGCCTCGGTCATCACCAAGAAACTCTCCAGTTCAGCGAACATGGAGACGGTAAACGTCAAACCCAGCTTCATTGCTTTTGTCCATCCGGATATCGAGGATGTTGTTCAGAAGATGGCCGGGTTTAAGGACGTGGTGGACTACGGTTCAATGGTCGGCTACCCGACCGAGATTGGCTCCGTCGGCAATGTTCGCTATCTCACCTCGACGGTCTTCACTCCATGGGCTGACGGCGGCGGTGACAAGGCCGGTTCCGGCACCACGATGATCTCCACGACAGGTGTTAAGGCTGATGTCTACCCGGTGATTTACATCGCCGCTGACTGCGCGGCCGTCACCCCGCTCAAGGGTGCTACTGCTCTGACCCCGTTCGTCAAGAACCCGGGAATCGTCAGTGACTCCGACAAGCTCGGTCAGCGAGGGCACATCGGCTGGAAGACCTACTTCGCAGCGTTAATTTTGAACCAACTGTGGTGTGCTTGCGCAGAAGTGGCCATTCCTGAACTGTAATATCTGAGGGGGGCTCCGGCCCCTTTCTCTTAAAAATTTAGCAGGAGGATTTCGATATGAGTTTGAACCACGCAGATCAGTATCAGAAAGTTGGGACCTTCGTTGTCGACGATCCGGTCTCCGCGATGAACGTCATCCTCGGCTGGCAGCCGCGGTACGTTCGAGCATTCAATGTCAATAATCTCGCATCCTATGAGTATTTCTCCGGGATGTCTGCAGGCACCTCACTCGACAACGGCAACCATGCCGACACTCAGTGGTCGGTTAACGCTGCCGGCTCGATTTCGTTGTATGCAGGAAGGGCGGCTGGGTCGACGATCACAGGCACCGTCGCTGTCACGGCTGGGTCCGCCACGGTAACCGGCACCAGCACCAACTTTATCGGCGAACTGGTTGTCGGAGATAAGATCATGGTCAACGGTGAGACCCGCGTAGTCGCCGCAATCGCTACGACCACCAGCCTTACCACGGAGACGACATTCGATGCCGCCGCCTCCACTGTATCGTGCTACGATATGTCAGGCAAAGGCCCCGGGTTCACGCTCGGTACTGACATTTGTGACACCGCGGCCGACGTAGTTCGCTGGCTGGCTCTCCGCTAACCCCCTTACCTGTTCAGGCGGGCAAACACTACCTGATGGAGAAACTATGAGCAGACAAGAAGTTAAGACCCAGAGAGTAATTACCGATTATCTGGAAACATCCAATAGCGGGATGCCGACCATCGGCGGGCTCAACGCTACAGTAGCTGAACTCAACTATGCCGCCGACCTCTCGGCCCAGGACGCCATGGCTCCCGGGGCAGGCTTCGCCGGTACCGGCACGATTTACGAGAGCGCAGTTGAACGGGTCGGGGGTATGATCAAGACCACGATCCTGATCGATCTCACCGGCGCCAAGTCGACGACCACGGACCTCGATATCATCGGGCTCAGTGGTGTCTC